GGTCTCTTCGATGCTCTTGTCGAGGGCGGTGAGGCTCTTCTTTGCCTGCGACACGGCTCGGTTCAGGGCCGCGTCAAGGGCTCCGCCGAACTCCGGCAGGCCAGGGATCAGCCTGTCGAGGTTGCTGTCCTTGATGAGCTTGCCGAAGGCTGTGCTGATGTTGTCGAACCCTTCCTTCAGCTTGGCCGTCTCGATGCCTGCCCTGGCAATCCCGATCCCGAAGTCCTTGACGGCCTCAGCGTTCGCCTTGACGCCATCCGCCACAATCTCCAGAACGCTGCCTGTCTCCTTGAAGTTGGCGGCGAGGTTGCTCACCTCCGTCGACCCTGCCAGCGTGTTGAATGCGTTGATCAGAACGTCGAGGCCAACTGCGATGGTCCTGAAGTTCTTGGACGCCAACCGAGCGATGATCTCGAAGTTGTTCTTGGCCGTGCGGCCAAGGAACACGATGGTCTCCACGAGCACCTGGAAGGCACCGGAGAGGACGGCGACTGCGGTGCCCACTCGTTTCAGGGATCCCACCGTGCCGTCTGATCCGCCGAAGGAATCTGCGAGCTGACGCCCGGCCTTGATTAGGCTCACGACTGCGCGGATGAAGCCAGCGGTCACGAAGGATGCGGCAGTCGCGACGAATCGGTAGTCGTTCGTAACCTCGGCGGCTCCTCCTAGCTCAACGATTGCGCCCTTGATCTCCTTGATGAGGTTCTGGCCCAGTTCGATGCGGACGTCCTTTGTGGACTCTCTGAGGGCACGCAGGCTGTTGGCGTAGCTGTCGGAGGTCCTCTGGACGTCGCCTAGGTCTTTGTCGAAGGCTGCGTAGATGATCGACAGCCGGGCAACAATCTTGTCCTGCTGCGTCAGCTCCTTGGCTGTGTCAGCAAGGCCAAGCTCTAGCGCCTTCTGCTGAACAGCGGCCTCGCGGATGTCCGCGCCATACTTCAGCAGCGGCTCGCTCTGCCCAACGAGACCAGAACGGATATCGCGGAGAACGTCCTCGAACTTGACGTTCCTGAAGGACTCAACGTCCTGGCTCAGGCGAGTGATCTCGAACGAAAGGCCAGCCGCCTCTTCTGCGGAAAAGCCGAGAGGCAGGATTAGCGCCTGCAGGTCGGACGCTGCGTTCCGAAGCGTTGATTGGCTGCGGCCCAGATTGGTCGCCAGCAATTCAAGCTGCGCATTCGCCTCAGGCAGTTGCCCCGAGAACAGCTCCTCGAATTTCGATCGTGACTCTTCAACGTCACCTGCCAACTCCACGAAGCCGAAGCCGGCGGTCACGGCAGCGCGAATGCCACGGATCGCGGACTGGATGCCGACGAAGGCTACCGCGACTGCTCCAAGGCGCTTGGCGAGCTTGCCTGCGGCGGTGTCGACCTTGCTGAACGCCTCCTTGCCTCGCCGGCCACTCCGAGTCGCGTTCTGCTCGAACTCCTTCAGCTCCTTCGTGGCGAGGTCGCGGAGCCTTAGCTCCACTGTGATCTTGTTCTTGTCCGCCACCTAGCCCTCCTTCTGCTGCTCGCGGATCGTCTCCGCCTTCTCGCGCTCGTACACCGCCCGGAAGTCCACGAAGCTGATCGTCTGCTCCCCGAGTCCGCCCTCCGCCGGCAAGATGTGATGTTGCGCCAGCCAAGTCATCGAGTCCAGCGCGGCGAGCACATCTGGGCTGGCCTGAGAAGCCGGGCAGCGTCTCATGTGAACGAAACCTGGGTTCTCGTCCCCGCACATCCCGCACTCTGTGCCGTATGCGGCGGCTCCGTCGCACCTGGGGCAACGGATCGCGTAGTGGGACCTCTGGCCCTCAGGGATGGGCTCGTCGCAGCCGTGGCGCGTGCGGTGCCGCCTCTTGGCCTCAGGGAGTAGGTCAAGGCAGGCGTGCGGCCCTCCACACTCCTCCGGGCAAGCCGGTAGAGTTTCCAAGAAGAGGCCACGCGCCACGGCTCTCACTTTCCCTTGTCCTCCTCCGACGCGAACGTGTCTTCGAGGATCGCGTCCATCAGCTCGCGCTTGGCCTCCCAGGGCAGCAGCGCAAGGCCCTCGTCCGTGATCTCGCCCCTGCTGTCCGTTGGGCACTCAACCTCCTGGCCTTTCTCGTCGCTGAGGTTGAGCCAGCCCCTCAGGCCGGCCTTGCAGGCGATATAGACGCGCTGGCCCACGCCGCCGATGCTGCCCTCCCCGTCGCTGAGCTGGATCTGCAGGGCGTCCATGATGCGTACGCGATCCTTCTCCTTCAGGTCGTCCAGAAGGAACTTGGTCTGCTGGTTCTCAGGAAGGTCGCGCTCTTCTTCGAGGACGTATTCGCGGCGTCCTCGGGGTCGGGTGATGATCATGCTTGGGAGCTTGGTCTGGGAGCTTGGGAGGACGAACAGCGGCAGGCGCTCCCATCTGGCCTGCCGCTGTCCTGGGGGGCGTCTAGCAGCGCCCCCGTGCGGTCACGAGGTATGGTAAACGAGCACCAGCTCGTTGTCGCCGCCGATCGACGTCAGGTTCGTCGGCGTGTCCAGGTCGAACAGGTTGCCTCCGGTCAGGCGGAACGTCATGTCCTGCGTGACGATGCCGTCCGTGTCGCCCTCGCTGTGCTGCGTGAACTGGATGCCAGGCATCGAGAACGTGAACCGGTTGCCATCCGTCGCCCCGACCGAGCAGCGCAGGCGGACGCACTGGTTGTCTTGGATGCGGGTCAGCCAGCCGATGTCGGCCTCCAGCGCGTCCTCGACGTTCATCGTGCCTGAGCCGTCGCGGGCAGAGATGTAGACCTCGACGAGCCCATCTGCGGCTCCAGCGCACTTGCGGTCCACAAGCTGGTTGCCCATGTCGATGGTCAAGGTCTTGAGGCACGGATCCAGTTCAGCGGACTCTGCCTGATCTGCCGCCGTCTCGTTGTCGGCGTAGCCGATGCTGCTGGTCTCCCAGAGCGGCGGGTCCGTGTTCTCGTAGTCGATCCCGGTAATGAGGGGCGCGTCCGCCACACTGTCCAGCGTGCCTCGGAACGTGAAGTCCATTCTGACGGGCCTGTTGACCTCCAGGTTGAACGACACGTTGCCACGGCACTGTCGTCCCGTGATCGACTTGCCGTCCGTGTAGAGCCTCAGGGCAAGCGGTGGCATAAGATCGAACGACTCGCCGGTGTTGCTGGCGTTCAGCGAACCGATGTCAGCGTCAGCGTTCGGGCTGATTCGCTGCATCGTCTCCCCGGTCACGAAGGTGCCTCTGACGGGTCGATACTCGACGATCGTGTTCGTGCTGGGGCTTACTGCTTCGGTCACGATGCCGCGTGCGCCGGAGGTCACACCTGCGATCAAGTCGCCGGCGGCCAGCGCGTCGGTCAGGCCGGTCGCGTCAAACAGGATGACCTTCTCGACTTGGCTTGCAGGCCAGTAGGCGTAGCCCTCGCTGCTCGGGGAACTGGACGTCGTCGCGGTCGCATCGCTGTCGCTGCCGGTGATGTCCTCGGTGCCGTTGAACCCAGCGCCGGTCTCGTTGAAGAAGTAGATCTCCGAGGCTCCGTTATGGGTGTCCATCACAACGGTCGCAGTCGTGCCCGTTGAGCCGCCCGTGATCGTTTCCAGGTGTCTGAAGGTCGTTGAGCCGCCTCCACCTGCGGAGATCGCGCTGATGTCCATCGACTTGATCGCCTCGCCTTGGAACCCGCAGCTCTCCAACACCTTGGCCCAGTCCGGCTCAGCGGTGCCGTTGTTGCTGCCTCGCATCTCCAGGCCGAACGTGATGTCCACAGCCTTCTGCCCGGCAAGGTCCTTGATCGCGGTCAGGGACGATGTGGCAAAGTTGCGGTCGATCCTTTCGGCGTCGATGGTCGCGACAGCGTCGAGGGGGATGTTGGTCGCCGCTGTCCCGTTTCCGATGCCGGCGGGTAGCGCGGTCACTCGGTGCGGTTCGGCGGTCAGGACCTTCTTGCGGGTCAGAAGAGGCATAGCGGTGCTCCGGTTAGGTTGTGACGTCGGAGACCCCGACGCGGTACACGATTGAGGCGGTGACGACGCAAACGGCCAAGGTGCGCGAGCCCTCGGTGCTGGCGTCGGAGATGTCGAGGTTCTCCACCTCGACGTAGATCGCCTTGCCGCTCAGTTGGCGGTCGTTGGCGATGGTCTGCTGGATGTCGCCTGCGAGCAGGCTGATCTTATCCTTCCAGGCGTTCGCGCTCGCGTCCACGCGCATGACCCCGATGATCTGCGCGGTCATCTGGTACTCGTCGCTGTCGCAGGTCAGCGCTCGGAGCCTGAGGTCGCCCACTGGCACGATGGCGATGGCTGGGTTCTGGCCGCCAAGGACGAGGCGCTGCGCTTGGTACGTCAGGACTCGCTTCACCTCGATGCTGTTCGTCGGCGGTGCGATCGCAGCAAGGTTCGCGTGAAGCTGCGCCAGCACTTGGCTGCGCTTCGTGGTGCTGTTGGCGTAGGCCATTATCGCTGCTCCGTGAGCCGCCACTCTACCGCTGCGGTGTTTGCGGTCAGGTAGGTGATGAAGGGCGCATCTGGTCCGAGCACAGTGACGGGCTTGTCGCCGTCGTCAGGCGTGTAGTAGAGGGGCAGCGTCCCTCTGCCGGCATCTTCCCACAGCGTGTAGATGCTCCGGGCCTCCTCGTGGGAGAGGGCGACCCAACCGAGTAGGTACTCGCGCTTCGGCGTGTCGTAGATAGCGCGACCAAACACGGGGCCGCCGCTGCCGTCCGTCGTGACGACGCCGGCCTTCTGCACGACGCGCTGCGTCTCCGGTGCAAGCTCGCCGGAGAAGCCACGCTCGGTGCCCGCTCCGGGGTAGACGAGGCGCAGGAACGTCACAGCAGCCCTGCTACCTTTAGGGTCTTGTCGATACGGAACTGCAGCGTGCGCTGGATGTTGGTTCGGTTCTCCTCAGAGAACCACGTCTTCTTGAACCCGAGCCTTGGCTTGATCTTGACCTGCTTCTTGAGCAGGAAGAGGAACTCCAGCCCCTCCCCGCTCGCGCTCTTGCGAACGAGGAAGGCTCGTCGGTCCACGCGCAGCACGAAGATGCTCTTGTCCGTCCTGGGCCGCTGGACCCTCGTGCGGCCTGTCGGAGTCAGGTTCGCCGGCATCGGAATCGTGAGGAACCCTCCGGGCTTCTTCGCCCTGACGGTCCCGCCCTCTTCTTGGATCCGGGCATAGGGCGCAGTCGTCGCGTCGCCAATCGTGGCTCGCAGCTTCAGGTTGTTCAGGGTCGTGCCCGTCACCGGCTTGCGGATGCTGCGCCTGAGGTTGCCGTAGCGGTTGGCGAGCTTGTCCCCTTCGTTGCGCTTCCAGGGTCCGCTGAGCTGCCCGCTGAACTGCCCCTGCATCTGGTTCTCAAAGTCGAGCCCGATCTGCTCGAAGCCTTCCTTCATGCTCGTGTTCAGCAGCTTCGGCACCTGCTTGAAGGCCAGCTTCAGCTTGGCTGTGTCGAACTCCAGCGGCATCAGACGATCACCCGGCGATGCGCTTGCAGCGCCCTCCTGACCGTGGACAGCAGACCGTACTCGCCGGCGCTGAAGCTCGTGCCACCGCCCTGCGAGGTGTCCACGTTGCCGCCGAGGGTGTCCTGCCGCTGAAGGCGGTAGAGCACCTGCATTTCAGCGGCGTTGGTCAGCCACTCGTGCTTGCTGCCGATCTCGCCGGTGTTGGCGAAAAAGCCGCCGGTGTAGGTCACCTCTGCGAATGCTGGATCGTAGGGCTGCTGGTCGAACAGCATGATCGTGCCCGTGCGGGCATCCAGCCGATAGGTCGTGTCCAGAGTCTCCGCCGTCGTGGTGGCGAGGTCGCTGGGGATCCTCGCCACCTTCAGCGTCGTCGTGCCGGTGATCGCGACTGCGTCCAGGGAGAACGTCTTCGAGAACCTCCTGACCTCGTACCGCTCAGTGCGCTCTGCCTGCAAGAGGTGCAGGCCGAGGTACTGCCCGATCTGGCTGCTCACCTCCTCGATCATCGACTCGATGAACGCGGTGCGGCTGTCCCCAGCGTCGGACAGGTCCATCTTCGCGATGATCCGGGCCGCCGTGGACAGGTTGATCGGCTGGAGCGTGTTGGTCAGGTTCGGCACGCTTTACTCCTCGGGGTCTCCAAGCCGCTCCAGCGGCTCCGGGCTCGTCTCCGGCTCCTCGGTCGTCTCGTCCGGCATCACGGCCTGGAAGAGAGCAGGGTGGGCCTGGACGACCGCTGAGGTTGCGGTGTAGCGCAGCCCTGGGAAGAAGACCTGTCCACCGACGCGAACCGGCTCTCCGCCCACGAGGACGACGTAGTCCGCGCCTCGCCATCGGAGTTGCTCAGTCATCAGAGGGCTCCTCCGGTTTCGGCTCGTAGGCGAGGTCCGCCGGCGGCTCGGGCAGAGACTCCTGAGCTGGAGCCTTGGCTTTCGCCTTCCGCTTGGGCTTCGGCTTGGCCTCGGGCTCCGGCGCTGCGCTCGGCAGCGCGGAGAAGTCGATCTGGCGG